CCTGCTGCCACGCTTCCAGCTCGCGGGTAACGTGTGCCACGGCCCCGGTGGCGGTATGCAGCAGGCGGGAGGTGGTCACACGGCCCGGCAGTCGTACCGCCAGACGCAGTTCACGCAGCACAATATCCGGCCAGAATGCACCTGCTGAAATACGGGTATCACCATCATCGGTATCGGTGATGTCGTCCTCTGCGGGTCCGGGGTTGGTTCTGGCAACCATACTCATGGGGTTCACTCCTGAAAAAATCGGGCGGTGGGTGCGCGGTGTAAACGGTCACGGAGTCAAACCGGAACACCGCGCACGCCGCCCGCTGACGGGGTCAGTCGTTAACCGCGCTTCGCCTTCTGCGTCGCGGTGGTTTTTCGTGTTGCAGGCTTCCGCGTTGTCTTTTTACTTTTGCTGCTTTCGTCCTGCGCCTGCGGTGTGCTGGCGTCTTCTGGTGCGGCTGCGGAATCGGCTTTTTTCAGGGCGCGGGAAAGGGTTGCAATCTCGCGTTTCACACCTGCGTTCGGGTTCAGGTGCATCGCTTCGCGCAGCAGCTTCAGTGACAGGGCCATGCTGTCCGCATCACTCAGGCCACGGCGGGCAAAGGCGCACGCCTTGCATAATTTGGCGCGCACTTCGTCCGGCATGTCCTGGTCGGTGACAATCTCCCGGAGGGTGTCCAGTGGTTCGATAAAGGCGGACAAATCCGCGTCGGCATCCGTCCCGGCCTGCGTCAGTACCGGATTACAGATTTCTTCGGTCAGTACCGTGGCAGCAGTACGGCCAAAGTTATCCGGCATGATGAGGTTGTGACGGACCACATACGCACCAATACGCAGCGCAAGCGGAAGATCGCCACAGTCAATCGCCCACACCATCAGCGTGGCAATCACTTCATCCTGCTGCCCGCCGTCAGCCTCCAGCGTTCCCTCAATCCAGCCGGAAAAGTCCGGCAATAACTCTTTTTTGATGGCGGCTTTCGCGCTTCTGGCCTGTACGCCCTTAAGCCGGGCCTGTGCCAGACGCAGACGATACAGCACCTCTTCATGCGCGGTACGCGCGGCATGGTCCACGCCTTCATTCGCCCGGCCTGCGCGCTGTGCCATCACGTTCTGCCAGTGTTGCTGTGCAGGAGTAATCATTTTTTCTCTCCGTTACAGGCGGGCATGATGCCCGCCGTGAGGTGATTAGCTGTCGGCGAACTTCAGGCCAGTGACCATCGCGCACTTGCCATAGTCTTCAACGACATAAGCGTCATTGATGGACTGGTAGGTGGCGATGCGGTTGTATTCCGGCTCGTCTTTCATCAGGCGACGCATTGTTCCTTTCTGCCAGTAAATTGACAGGTTGTTGAACGAGGTGATCAGCATCGTTGCATCCGGGAAGAACGGCGCAAGGAATACATCCAGCCCGCCAATGGCGCGCGATGACAGGATGAGCTGTCCGGCAAGTAATTCCGCATTGGGATTCTGGCCGCTGATGCTGTTCAGCACGGGCAGACGCAGCGAGTTAAACAGGTTGCGCCCCATAATCACCACGAGGTCGTCAGCTTCCTTGTGCCATTCATCCAGCAGGGATGAGCGCGCGTCCTGTACCAGTGCATCAGCGTTCGCATATTTACCCGCGTGCGCCACGGTGTTGTCCATGTTGCGGGAGGTCAGCGTTACATCATTCATAACGCGCTCGCTGGCGTCGGTTCTGATGTGCTCCAGCCATCCCACGTTAACGTCCTGAAGCAGCTTGTTAGTGCTGAAGTTGGACTCATCCGCGTGAGACGTGCCGTTGAAACCGATCATGATGCGGTCAAGCGCCACCTGCCGGGCAATCTGTGTGCTGACGCGGGACTGAAAATCAGGGTGTGCCGCCCAGGCATCAAGCTGCGGATACGAAATAAACGTGTCGTAGTTCACCTGTTCGCACTGGTATTTGCGGTTTTTCAGATCAACCACGTTATTCGGGTTACGGCGTTTTGTGCCGTCATAACTGGTATTCGTGCGCGCAATCGGCCCGGTGGTGTCCAGGAGGATTTTTTCGCCTTTCTGGTCAGTCACACCGAACACGTTAATTTTTTTTGTAAATTCAGTGCTCTCCTTTACTGCGTTTTCAAAACGCTGCTGCACCGAGGGTTCCACGGTAAATCGCGATACCAGTGCAGATACCGGGATATTGTTAAGCGACGCCTGCTGCGCCATATAGCAACCCAGCTTGTTGCGGGTAATATCTGACATCACCAGATTCATAAAAATTTGCTCCTTTGTCTTATCAGAAGTCAGCCAGCTGGTCGGAGGCTGCGCCCGTTGCGGTGAAGCGGTTCTGCGGATCGCCGTCCTGCGTGCGCAGTTTTTCCTTCAGTGCTGTCAGCTCTGTGGTCAGTGACGTGATTTTCTGGCGGTCCTGCTGATGGCGGGTTTCCAGCACATTAAAACGGTCGATAATGTCGGCCTGTGACGTTGCGACGCCTTCCACCGCTTCCTGAATACGGGAGAAACTGGCGTCATCCGCTTTGCGGCCACGACCAATAATCCCCATTACGCGGTTAAACCACTGGGTGCCTTCTTCCTGGCGTTGTTCTGCCATTTCGATGATTTCAGACTCGATGGCTTCGGAAATGAGCGGTGCTTCACCCTGGACACTGTTGAACGTCATCACCGCCTGACGTTGCTGTGCCGTGAATTTCAGGCGCTCAGTGCCCAGGCTTGCCGGGGTGTCGGTCATCGCCAGCCCGACCAGATAGGCGCGCCCGTTAACGGAGAACTGCGGGTGCAGTTCGATACTGGAATAGATTTTCTTGCCGTCCGCGACAAGCTGCTTCATGCGCTCGGTCGGTTCGATTTCTGCATACAGCGCAGTACGTCCGGCCAGCGGACCTTCCGTAATGTCTTCCGTACTCAGTGCGGTGACATCGCCCATTGCGGAAAATTCGCTTGACGGGCATGGCGAGAGATAGTGCTCAACGTTCACGCGGGCAGCGTAAACATCCGGGTTGAAGTTCTCGGCGGCTTCACGCAGATGCACCGGACTGATTTCACGGCCATCAACAGTTGATCCGGAGACAGCCACGCGAAACTTTTTGCGGGATGTCTTTTTTTCATTAGCCATAGTTTTTGCCCCTCTGACTGGTTCTTCAGTCATGATGGCAAAGCGTAACAGGCTGATACAAAGGGCTTTTGTTGTAAGAAAACGGCCAGAACAGGGGGTTAAGGAGAACGGTTTCGCGCGCGGGTAATCTTCCTGTAATTACTCAGGGGGAGCAATGATTCAGGACGCTTTTGTGCGCCAGCGTGCGCGGCAACTTTACTGGCAGGGTTATCCGCCCGCAGAAATATCACGTCTGATGGGAATAAACCCGAACACGATTTATGCGTGGAAAAAACGCGACCAGTGGGATGAAACGCCACCCGTGCAGCGTGTCACGCAGTCCATCGATGCGCGCCTCATCCAGCTTACTGAAAAACAGAATAAAACAGGTGGTGACTTTAAGGAAATAGACCTGCTGACCCGGCAGCTTAAAAAACTGCATGATGGCCAGCCGGATGCGACGGCCACAGGAAAGAAAGGCCGGGCGAAAAAACTTAAAAATCATTTCACGCCGGAGCAGATTGCCGCACTGCGGGAAAAAATCATCAGCAGGCTGGAGTGGCATCAGCGGGGCTGGTTTGACTCCCTGACCCTTTGCAGTGAAGCCGGGATACGTAACAGGATGATCCTGAAATCCCGACAGATTGGGGCGACCTGGTATTTTGCACAGGAAGCACTGCTGATGGCGCTGCGTGACGATGTGGCACAACCTTACCAGCGTAACCAGATTTTTTTGTCTGCGTCGCGTCGTCAGGCGTTCCAGTTTAAAAGCATTATTCAGAAGGCCGCGGCTGAAGTTGATGTGGAGCTGAAAGGGGGCGATAAAATCATCCTCTCCAACGGCGCAGAACTGCATTTTCTCGGTACTTCTGCTGCGACGGCACAGTCCTACACAGGCAATTTTTATTTTGATGAATTTTTCTGGGTCAGTCGCTTTGCTGAACTGCGCAAGGTGGCTGGCGCTATGGCAACCCTCAGCGGACTGCGGCGCACCTACTTCTCCACGCCATCCACCGAAACGCACGAGGCATACGTCTATTGGAACGGCGACCGCTGGAACGAGAAAAAGGCCGCGCATAAACGCCAGCGTTTTTCTGTGGACTGGAAAACGCTGCATAACGGACTTATCTGCCCCGACCGGACGTGGCGGCAAATTGTCACGCTGGAAGATGTGGTTAATCACGGCTGGAAACACACCGATATTGATGAAATTCGTGATGAAAACACCGAAGACGAGTTCCGCAATCTCTATATGTGTGAGTTTGTCCGCGAAGGGGAATCGGCATTTAACCTGAATATCCTGATTGGCTGCGGTGTTGATGGATACGACGACTGGAAAGACTGGAAACCTTTTGCTCCCCGCCCGATGGGGAATCGTCCGGTATGGATTGGGTATGACGCAAACGGCAGCAGTGGAAACGGCGACAGCGGCGCGGTGTCCGTGGTGGTTCCTCCGGCTGTTCCTGGTGGCCGTTTTCGAACGGTGGAGACGCGACGCGTTCAGGGGCTGGAGTTTGAAGAACAGGCCAGAGTCATTGAAGAGTTCACGTGTCGCTACAACGTGGAACACATCGGCATTGATGCGACTGGCGGGCACGGGGATGCCGTTTATCAGATAGTGAAACGGTTTTTCCCTGCTGCTATTCCGTACACCTTCACGCTGTCATCAAAACGGTCGCTGGTACTGAAAATGCTGCAAATAATGCGTGCCGGGCGGTGGGAATACGATCGTGCCGAACGCGAGCTGGTCGCGGCCTTTAACGCCGTGCGTAAGGTGAAAACACCGGGCGGCTTTATCACTTACGAAACGGACCGAGCGAGGGGGATCAGCCACGGCGACCTTGCGTGGGCAACCATGCTTGCTGTCATTAATGAACCGATTGGCGGCGAAGGAGAAAACGAGCGTTTCACGGTTATGGAGTTCTGATGAGCAGAAAAAATAAAAAAGTGCGCATGAGTTCACGCATTGATCTCGCTGATGCGCTCAGGAAAGAATCATCGCTCAGTGCATTCACATTTGATGGTCCTTATCGCCTGACCGGGCATGACCTGCTGGACAATATGTACTGTGCTGATAACGGGCGGTGGTATGAAACCCCGGTGGACTGGTACGGTCTGGCAAGAGCTGCCCGGCAAACGTCCTGGCATCAGTCTGCGCTTTACTTTAAGCGCAATGTATTGCTCGGCTGCTATATTCCGCACCCGCTGCTTTCCCGGCAGGATTTCTCGGCGCTGGCGCTGGACTGGTTTGTGTTCGGTAACGCATTCCTTGAGCTTCGGAGCAATATGCTCGGCGAACCGCTTAAATTACGGCACGCCCTGGCGAAATACATGCGACGCGGAAGCGATCTTGAATCATGGTGGTATGTGCAGGATGGCAAGGACGCGTTTCAGTTTCGTCCTGGCAAAGTGTGCCACCTGATGAATCCGGATATTAACCAGGAAATCTACGGCATGCCGGAATATCTTGGCGCATTACTCTCGGCCAGCCTTTCTCATTCGGCGGACATGTTCAGAAAACTGTACTACGACAACGGATCCCACGCCGGGTGCATCATCTACATCGGTGCAGCGCAGGTAAACCGCGAAAGCATGGACTCCCTGAAAGAAACGCTACAGGGGGCACGTGGTGGTGGTGCGTTTAAAAACGTGCTCATTCATGCGCCCAACGGGGGCAAAGAGGGGGTGCAAATTTTGCCGTTCCAGCAGATCACCGCAAAAGATGAGTTCATGAATGTTAAGGCGGCATCCCGTGATGATGTGCTGGCTGCGCACCGTGTTCCGCCGCAACTGATGGGGGCGATGCCGGGCGAAAAAAGTGCGTTTGGTGATGTGGAGAAGGCCGCGCGGGTTTACGCAATTAACGAGCTGATGCCCGTTATGGAGGCCATGAAGCACATCAATGACTGGCTTGGCGAAGAGGTGATCCGTTTTAACTCTTATGCTCTTCTTGATGAAAAAACAGCCCCGTGATGGGGCTGTCCTTTTTACCAGAGCTGAACCATTTTCTGGGTGCCGTCAGGCTTGAGATTATCAATTTCAGAGAAAACGTAATATTGAATGGCTTCACAAACGGTGGTGTAGGGTGAATTACCTTCTTTAAGTGGCACGATATTATTATTAACGCGAACCTGTATTTCATCGTTATACATTGCGATCGAAAGAGGAGTATGCACGAAGGCGACTTCGCCAGGTGTGTCGTCAACCACTGTCTCAATGCTGAAAATCAGTTTTCGCTCATCATTGCCGCCCCTTGCTTTGGGGGTAGCGGCAGGGATCTGAGATAAAGGCATTCTGCGAAATCCTTCGGCTGCTTCCAGTCCGCATGAAACGTAATGCTGGCGATTACCGTCGCTATCTGTCCAGGTCTGTGATGGCAGCTCCAGCGAGATTTCATAAGCATCAACAATGCCCTGGGCAAGGCGTACAAGCGGGGTCAGATCTTCATTGCGGCGAAAGCTCTCCTTTACCTGCTCCCGTTTTTCTCTTAACTGCTTGTAATTAATGACCATAAGACAGCCTCCATTGATTTCTTTGCTCGTATTTTGCACTTACGAAGTATGGTCGGCAAGGTGCCGTATCGCTGACGCGCTTCGCTTGTCTGCTGCTTCGCCGGGGCATAAAAAATTTATGCCCCGACTCTCCAGCTCCTGTATCAATCAGATAATTTCACGACGCCTTCCAGTTTATCGCCACCATCGACGGTCAGACTCTTACGCAATCCCACCACGTTGACTGTATGTTCTCGCTGCCTCAGTGCGATTTTGACGGCCTTACCTTTCACCCCATCAAATCAAAAGCCCTCACGCCTTTTTCATGCTCAGCGTGAGAAATATGGCCATTCTGTTGTGTCTCTGCGACATCGTTCAGGGAATGCTATTTACCCCCTGAAACGCGGGCTGTTCCCCCGTCACCTGCGCGTAGAAAAAACGCGTTTTTTGTGCACGTACGGATCCTTGACGGATCCAGCCGCCACGCGGGCCGGAAGTACAAAAAGTCGTTCAAAAAAATTGTGCAAACTTGTGCACTATCGTGCAAACAAAAAAAGCGCCTTATCGGCGCTTCAAAAATATCAATTGTTGCTGTGTATTAATCGCCAACCACGAACATATGCTTCATAAGCATCTCTGTGCCTTACAGTTCCAGCCTGGCTAAACGGAATGTTAGCTAAAACTAAATCATTCTGAGCCATAGCGCGTCCTTCAAGCGCATCTTTTATGCCTAGCTCAAAAGCACAGGCAGCGCATTTGTGCCGACCTTCTTGTCCTTGATATTCAGGGAGAGACAGAAATGTTGGGTTATAACGATGAGGGTTCTTGCAAATACCTGTTTTAGCCCGCACTTTATTTACCTCATAGGAAAAATATGCGTGCCTTTACAGAGGTGCGTGTAAGCAATAAAATATACGACGCACATTTTGATTTACTTCGGAAGGCACGCATATCAGGTTAAGTGAGTCCGACCGAGTTCTACGCCCCAATAGTTGCTGCTATTGGGGCGTTTTGCATGGACAATGCCGCGCAATTATCTTGTCGCTCACAATGCGAACGATCTTACAAAAAGGCACATTACTGTCAAGATAATTGATCGTTTTAATCGATAGATAATAGACAATCTATTTGTTTAACAGATCGATTATTGAAGTAAGTGCGCCAAATGGAATGATACTGTTTCTATAAATGTGAGCATTTTTCGCGCAGATGCTTTTACCCAGGAAATAACGCCCGGATATTCCCAGCCATCTGGCTGGTTATCTTAGCCACTGGTGCAGACTGTGCTTCAAACTTTTTTGAGCTGATTTGTGTCACAGGTAACATCTCATCATCAGCCCATGCGGCCAGTCGGTAAGCCTCTGCCGGATTCGTCTTCAGAAGTGCCAGCCCGGCCAGAAAAGCCACGCGTTGGCCGCTTTTGCGGGCTTCTGGTGTAAGGCTGTCCAGCCATGCGCATGCTTCTCCTTCGTTCTTGACGGCAGCTGGCTTCAGATAGAAACTTATTCTTCTGGTTGGTGTCGTCATTGGTTTACTCCTTGTTCATTGCGTACAGCCCATTAACCAGAGCAAACTGTGGCACCCCGTCCGCGATGAAAGTCGCATTAACTCCGCAGGCTTCGCGGATAGCGGGTGCCACAATCTCCGCCCCTCCACCGACAACCATCACCCGCCCGTAACCGGAAAAACCCGCCAGCGCGCGGATCACTCGTTGTTTCAGTGTCTCCTCCTTTTCACGAATAACCGCCATCAGGCTGTTGTAATGCGCGTCATTGTGAATGTGCTGGCGCAGCCAGGCTTCATCGTGACGGTGCTCAATAATGGTATTGGCGATGTGGTGACTGGTACGCATACCGTTAGTGGCCATCACCGACAGCACGGCATCAGCCATCAGGGAAACGCCTACGTTTGGATCGCAAAACACCTGGCTGATACCTGCCAGCTGCCCCTGAACCTTTGCCACATCCAGCGTGGTTCCGCCCAAATCCACAATCAGCAGGGATTCAAACGGACTCATGTCAGCCAGTGCCTTAAAGCCAGCCGGAATGGATTCAGGCATAACCCGTACGTTACGGATAGTGAATGCTTCGCCGTTCTGGTACTCCACCGGGCGCATGACGTTCGCTTTTTTGCGGTTGATGTTGGCCATGTCCGGCTGTGCGTTTGTGTCGAAATACTCGCTCAGTGGCAGGGTGACAACCACATCCACCTCCTGTGGCGTGATGCCTGATTTGACCAGCGCGTGATGAATGGCGATTACATTCACATCGCTGTACTGGTATTGCGTGTCAGTCGTCTGGACAAAACGATCGCTGACCGGATCAAAGCCATAGCGCACGCCATCAAGCATGTAGTTCGCGGGATGCGTGCCACCGAACGGCGCAGACCATTCCGACTTGAAGCTGTTCGGGCTGATGGCGTTGCGGCGTTCGCCGTTCTCAGTCCATGCCAGCTTGATGTTGGTGGAGCCGTCGTCGATACAAATTTTCATGTCGATTTTCCTTATGTTGGTTAATTAACCGTTTACGGGATTTTTAAATCCCGCTTTCGCCTGTTTTGTGCGCGCTTCATATATCGCGGCGCGTTTTTTGCTCATTTACGGGATTTGTGGATCCCGTTTCTGTCTGTTTTTTGTTTCCACTGGTCAGGCCACCCTGCAGCAGGTCTGCTTTGCGGCTGGCGCGTTCAGTGGTTTCACTGATTCTCTGTGCGTGCTCTGCGTCGCGGATGGCGCGCAGCATGTCAGAAAGCACGGTAACGGGTGTTTTCATGGTGTTCTGATCCTGCTGAAGTGCGGATGCCAGGCGTGCGGCGGCTTCGGGGTCTGATGCCCCCAGCTGTGCCAGATAGCTGGCGACCGGGTTATGGCGGATCTCCGTGCTGCTTACGCCGTGATTACGGCTCAGGTGCTGCCAGAGCTGCGTGATTCGGCTGTCCGGGCGGGTATCCGGTTTGCGTACAATTTCATATCCCTGCGGTGCAATGATGCTGCCGTCAACGTACAGGCTGCCGCCCCGTAGCAGGTGCTGCATCTGCTGTTCACCGATATGCAGGCCGAGAGATTCGGCAGACTCCCGCCATTCTTTAGCGAGTAATTCGTGGTTATCAGGCAAAGGCCGCTGCTGTTTGCGGCTCTGTGTCCAGCTCTGCATTTCATCACTGCTGTTTTTTACCTGTTTGTCACGAAGCGAACGCATCAGCGCCCGGCGTTCGTGCCGTTTCAGTGAGCGCATCCATTCGTTCACTTCAACGCCGTCAGGAAGCTGCGGCCACGGTGCTGGCCGTTCTTTCGACTGTTCTGTCCCGCTGTTGCCTGTTTCCTGTACACGGGGACAGTTATTGCCACGAGTCCAAGGGGCGGCAGGGCCGCCCTGAAGGTCAAAACCATTTTCGCGGGCGCTGTCTTCCGCTTCCGGTTTGCGTCTTACCAGCTTCCAGTTATCCGGATGCGTGCACACACGGGAGGATTCCCCGATGAGTGGTGACCAGATCCCGTAAATCTGTACGCTCTGTTCGCCGTAATCGTTCAGCTCATCGGCGAGGTCGTAGGCGGTGCGAATCAGGTAGTCTTTGCGTGGAACAAGTACGCCGCCCTGTTTCTCTATGTAGGTGGCAAAACATCCTGCATCAGCGGCAGCGAGTACCGCATCCATTGCGTCATCCTTCAGCCGTTGCGGGCCTTCCGGGTTGCGTGCCATCTGGCTGGCAAGGCGGCGGAGTTCACGCCACACCTGACGGGAGGGGATGCCAAAGAACTGGAACTGGCGGACCCGGTGAAGGCGCGCCCAGCCGATGGCGCGTTCCACGCTCTCGGCCATTGATTTTCCGGTTTCGTGGTCAACGCGTGGCTTGCCCGTTTTCTGGTCGATGCCATCCACGGCGCGGCTGTCCAGGTTCTTTCCGATGTAGGTGGCGATGTAGCTGGTTGGTGTGCCTTTTGAGCCGTCTACGTACTCCGCCTTAAAACGCGGAGTTATGTCATCGCCCAGCTCGTGGCGGTCTTCCTGAATGGCAATATCGCAGACGTGGGACACGATGGTTTCAATCTCGTCCGGATGTGCAAAGACCATCATATGCCAGTGCACGGTGCCGTCATGGTGAGGCTCCACCGTGCGGATGCCATACCAGCGCAGGCCGTCGCGGTTCAGTTTCTTGCGGACCGCCGCAAAAAACGTGTTAACCAGGTAATCGCTGGAGTCGCGCATGGTGGCCCCGTTCCATTTGGGATTCGGATGACCGTTCTCTGTTGTGGCGTGGTATTTTGACGGGCAGGTGACAGTCAGAAACACCGCTTTGTCGCCACGGGCTTCGGCCAGAAGTTCCAGCCCCTTCATGGTGGCCATCATTTCTGCCTTACGGTGAACCGGGTTACTTACTCCCGCGTAATACACTGTCTCGAGATCAATCGTGAACCCGTCTTCGTTTTCCAGCATGAAACTTTTCAGGAAATCGCGTGTTTTCTCGCGCTGTGCGCGAAACTCGCTTAACGCGTCCTGGCTCAGATAGGGTGATGTTTTTCTGGAAACCAGACAGGCGGCGCGGAGTTGTTCTTCTCTCCACTCGCAACGTAACAGCCACAATTTGCGTTTCCACCATTCCGCACAGGTCAGGCGAAGGATTGCGCCCGGTAACAGTTCCGTATCCGGATCGCTCTTGTTCAGGGCTTCGTAATGTGGCGGCATGATGTGCAGGCGTAATGCGATACGGGCCAGCATCCGGTAAGCCTTCAACATTACATCCATGGTCAGCTCGCCATCTCTGGCACCAAAGCCATCGCAGAGTGTTTCGAAGGTGCTGCTGAACATCGCCGCCGTCATGGTGGCCAGCGTCTGTATCTGGTGCTTGTTGAGCTGCGGCAGGTAAAGCAAATCGTCCAGGCGTTCGCGCCCGGCAAGGGAGCGATAACCCGGTGTCAGCCAGCGCCCGTCAGTGCGATCCAGACGTTCGAATATTTTGCGCAGGGTCCCGCGCGCGTAGCGTTCAGCCTGCTGGTTCTTTTTACCTTTCTGGCGGTCAGATTCCTGTTTTTTGCGCAGGAAGGAGAGGTGGCGAATAAGCGGATCGCGCAGATAGGATGGCAGCAGGCGCAGCGAGGCCATGGCTTCATCCACCGCGCCGCGTACCTGCTTTCTGGCGTCTCCTGCCAGTGTGATGGTTTTGTCCTGTTTTTCCTGTGCGTCCAGGCTTTTATTAATCAGGTTGCCCAGCGGCGTGGCGGAGAACGCCGCATCAGCCATTTCCTGGCAGCGCTCGTTCTCTGCCCGGTAGGCATCCAG